TAAGACCAGTTTCAACTGCAAGCTTATTTTCTTCAATCCAGTTAGCAACAACATAGTTAAGGTATGAATCTACCTTTTCTACTAGTTCTGACTTGATATCAGTTACTTCTTCTTCAAGGTTTTGTACGTACTCAGATTCTAATCTTTCGATTTCTGCACTTACTTTAGACTTCAAAGCAGCTTCAAAAATAATTCCAGCTTTGGCTTGGAATCCGTCAGATAAAGTAGCTTCTTCTGCAACCAAACCGTCTAAGTCTTCTTGGTAATCAATATGGCTAACGTCAACTGTAACGTCTTCCTTATATACCTTAGCAGGCTCAACATCTGGTGCATTGATAACTTTATATACGCTAGCGTAAATCTTTTGTGTACCTTCTTTATTCGATTTCTTCAACATATCATTTACTGAGGCCATGATGGCAGCTTTAGTTTTCGGCATTTCGATTACAGGCTCTTCGTCTTCGTCGTCGTTAGACTCCTCAACTTCTTCCTCATCTTCATCCTCTACTTCGTCTTCATCTTTAGCTTCTACGATTTCTTCGTCTTGAACTTGTGCGTCTTCAACGAGCCCCTCGATAGTAAGCTCTTCAGTTTCTGATACGTCTTCGACTATTTTCATTTCGTCATTAGACATTTTATTCTCCTATTAAGAATTTACAAGTTTAGAGAGGAAATTCTTAAAAGCTTTAATCTCAATATCCGATGAACGCATACCTCGAGCTTCCTTGATTTCAGTCTCAATTTTCTCAACTTCTTGTGGACAAAGGACACCATTGTTCCATACCCAATCAACACCTTCCATAATTCCATTGACAAATGCCTCTGGAGCTGAAGGATCTTGAACGATATCTATAGTAGATAACATAAAGTCATCTTTCACATACATGGCGCCGTTTTTGTTTACAAGACTTCCCATACCACGACTTGACACACCAAGCTTAACTCCACCTTCTAACAAACCGGTTACGATATTGCCCATAGGGGTATTAAGTATAGATGCTTTTCCTATAACATTACTTCCATCAAACCTGAGTTCAGTAATCTTATGTGAAACTTTATCTAAGTTAATGGAAGGACCTTCAGGGTGATTTAATTCCCCAACGGCACGACCAGTACTTACTTGTTCTTTTACATACTTATTAACAGCGGCTTCTAATATACTTTTTTCGTATATTCGACCGTTTCTGTTTTTTGAATCGGCTTGCATAAAGATACCCTCAATGAAGAGAGTCTTTTTACCATTAACCTTTTCTACAATAACTTCTAGATTATTGTCGTTATATTCTGATATAAGTTTCATTGACTTATTTCCTATTGCTCAGCTTTAGAGCTTTGTCTGTCTTGTAACGTTGATGCTACTTCGATCTTTTTAGCATCCATTGCAGCAGATAACTTATCAGCCATAACAGTATTAAACTCTTTAGCTGCCTGAACGTTATCTCCGCCTTTTACATTATCAATCAAATTTAGTATACTCATTATTCATTACCCTTGTTATATATTTATAATAATTTAATCTTCAACGTCTGCGTCTTCGTCTTCGATTTCGCCTGATTTTCTTTCAGCTGCTATTTGTTTTTTAATCTCAGCTATCTCATCATCAGACTGTCTTAATACTGTCTTACGGATCCATTCATTAGAAACATATTTTCCAACATATTCGTCCATTTGGCCAAGCATTTCAAATCTTTCTCTTAAGATCTCAGCTTCTTTTAATTCAGCAAAGTAATTATCTTCAATAAAATCAAAAGCGATATCTTCTTTAAAGCTCTTCCAATCGTCTGTGGTTACAATACCCTTTAATAAACATTGAGTTTTTAGTAATTGTAAGAACAAATCACTAAATCTTTTTCTTAATCTATCTAAGAATTTCTTAAATTTAACTTCATCTCTTGAGATCTCTGTGGATCTACCTAAGTTAAAACCAGACTCTTGTTCTAAACGGTTAGCTGGAACGTTGAGCGACTTATATAATTTCTTTTGGAAGTATATGATGTCGTCGATCTGTCCAAGATTTTCGCCTCCTGGGAGTGTTGAAATCTCTGTACCGCGACCACCTTCTCGACGCGGTAAGAAGAAGTCTTCCAACATCGACATATGTTTGCGATCATCTTTAATATCTCCAGTACTAGCATCGTAAACCAATTTGTTTCTGTATTGGCCCATAATGTTTTTCAAATATTCTTCGGCTTTACCTTTAGGGAGGTTACCAACATCAATATAGAAGATACGTCTTTCTGGAGCTCTACTAATTCTATATATAACCAGCGAATCTTCCATCATTCTTAACTGATTTGTTGGCTTGATAGCCTTTTGTAAATGTGATAAAATTCTTTTACGACTTGGATCTAACATACCTGAAGTAACGTATGCAATTGAGTCAGGACTTATTTTTAATCCTTGATCATTACCAGCCATATTACTGTCTTGGAATAAGAAGTACTCTTCTGACTTCTTAATTATATTGGCACCAGTCTTAGGATCTTTTTCAGTTTCAATTTCTTTGATCTTTCTTAACTTAGTTGGGTCAATATATCTTAATTCTTTAATACCCTTTTTAGGGTTAGCTTGATCTATGATAACGTGGTATGGTAATCTACCATCAATATACCATTTTCTAAAAATATCATGTGAATACGCGTTAAAGTGTAATAACGATATAACGTTTTCAAATTCTGTTTTAATAGCGCTTTTAACTTTATCAGATGCTTTTAGCTCATCCATAATAATTTCAATAGGTGCTGATCTATTATCACCTACGATCGCTTCATTCACAATATCTTCAATTGCCGCATCGCATTCAGGATGTGCTGCAATATCTCTATATTTTAGAATAAGGTCTACTTCATTTTTAGCTGAATCGCCGTCAATATCAACGTACTGACCTTGAAGGCCACCGCTGTTAATAACACCTACTCCATCTTCATCTGTGTCTGGAACAAAAGAAGGAAGTTCAACTGGTTTGTTGCCCTTTCTATTGATCTCAAATCCGAAAAGTTCTGCCATTTTAATTTTACCTCAATATTGTCAGAGGGAAGTTGTTCTTCCCTCGTCTAATATTATTTATAACGCCTAAGAAGTGGTTCCAGACTCCCAATACTGAACTTGTAACTCAACAGTAAATTCTTCAATCTGGTTTTCGTTATCATACGAAAGTTCGATTGTAGAAAGATTTGTTGGAAAACAACCTCTCATATCGTAAGTCTTAGTTACGTCTCCTTGCTTGTTCAACTGCTCAACAATAATGTCAGCCATATAATCTGTAGGATTACTTGCTCCAGTATTATTGTTGTGTTCGCTCATACCGTTCATCCATCTTTCGAACGCGTTTCTTACTTCAAAACCAGTATCATTGATAATAGTCAATGTAACAGGTTCGAAAGTTCTATCACCAGCGAGTTGTAGTTGTCTGCCTCTGAATAATACAGGTACAGGAGCTACGACTGATGAAGGAAACTGTGCGCCTTTAATCATGAAAGAAGAAAGTTCAACATCGCCTTGAGCATAAGCAGGGAAGTTACATGTTACTTTGAACATGTTAGAACGAGCACCGCCTCCTACTAGCTTTGATTTAAAATCATCTACGCCTAAAATTGCCATTTTCTTTCTCCTTAGCTACCGGCGATTTCTGAGAAATCGACTCCGGTTCTTGTTGCGATAAAGTTCAGTGTTATGAAGTTAATAGATCTTGAAGGCTTGATAAAGATATCAGCAACAAATCGATTAGCATCAATTACTTGACCAGTGTTATTTGTAGTATCACATATGACTCTAAAGTCTGTCATACCACGTCTGCCTTTAACATCTCTCATAAATGGTTCAAGCATATTTCTAAACTGTGCACGTGTAAACTCATCGTTGAATTCAAAGAGTTGAGCTTTGGCTGCAGTTGAAACGGCTTTTTCCAATACGATAAATAGTCTACGTACATTGATTCTATCAAATGCACTAGGCTTACTTAGTAAAGTCTTATCACCAAATAACATTGTACCTTGTCCAGGGAAAGAAACTAAAGGATTAACTCTTGATTTATAAAGCATGTCTCTATCGGCTTTCTTAGGATTGTAAGCTAATTTAGTAACTCCGAAAAGTTGACCTCTATTAACACCAGCTGGAGAGAACCAAGCATCAGCAACATCGTCTGTATTGGCACAAAGACCAGCACAAAGACCAGCAGCTCCTAACCAACGGTATACATCATTATACTTATCGTATACGTATACAGCGCCAGAATCAGTAGCAGCATATGAAGTTGAAGATAACGTATCAGCCCAAGCTTTTACATCAGCAGCAGGAGTATCGGTTCCAACTGAATCATCGATTGGTGGAGAAACAAACGCCATACAATCTTTTCTAGAGTTACAAATTGCTATTAATTTATCAGCAATATCTTTAGCTCCATTAACATCAGGATATGCGAACAATAGGTTAACATCAACAGTCTCAGAATCAGCTAAGAGATCGAATGCGCTACCAATTTCGCCAGTAGTTGGTGTATTATCATCAATACCACCAGCTAAAGTTGCACTTATATGTGAAGTTCCAGTCGTGTATGCAGTAGCAGAAGGTTGATCAGCTAATGACTCACCTGCATCAGTCAAACCAGTTGCGTGGCCTGTCCAATATACGTACTGTGAAGTTCTATTAAGTACTTCTTTGTAATAATTACTCTGGCCATCAGATTTTTTAGCATCTGAAGCTTGTGATACGAATGCGAATGTTTCTAAAACAGTACCTGCAGTACCACTCCATGTTCCATCAGTATCGACCACAGCAATATGTAATTCGTCGTTTGTATGTCCGTAAACTGCAGCAGCGTCTGATGTTCCTGGTGCACTATCAAAGCTTGAAGCTTCTGTGAACGCGGCCCAAGCTGTAGCATTAGCAGGACATACAGTTACTTTAATCGAGTTGCCTAAGACACCTGGATATTTAGCAATGAATGTTCCGTCATGAGACAAAGAATCATAATGATCTTGGTTCTTGACTAGTTTAGCAGTACCGTTAGTCGCGTTTAAGTGACCTGATGCTGCTCGTACGACTTTAAGGGCGTTACCATATTTTAAGAATGATGCTGCTGTTAAAAAGTACTTGAATGTATTGGAATCTGGTGTGCCGAAGATGGAAGCTAATTCTGTTTCTGAACCAACCGTTCTTACTTCTTCTACTGGACCCCAATTGAAAGAGCCTGCGAACCCACCAATACTGGTCGATACTGCAGGTATTACGCCCGATGCGTCAATCTCTTTGACTTGGACGCCTGGTGATACTTGAAATGCCATTGTTGTGTCCTCTCAATTTGAGTTTATTTATAAGTTTTCATAATACGGTTATATTCAATCAGTATTATTTATATAAATAATGATACTAAGGTTATTTATACTAAGCGTCTGTTAAGTGGATCTCTTTCGCTATCAGCTTCAAACCACACATTACCTTCTCCGTCGCCAATGCCTTCTGTATGATAGTTACTACCATCATTAATAATGCCAAACGGTAACATATCATCTTGGATAGCTTTTAACTGCTCTCTATATAATAAGTTTTTCATATCAATATTCGTTAATCCTTGGAATATGTCTGTTGAAGTAAACCATGCAAACAATACTAAGTTCATCATTAAATCATCGTGATTAGGAGCCTGTGCTTCATATGAGTTTCCTCGAGCAATGAACGTACACATTTCACCGATAGTTTCTCCATCTACAATGTGTAATTTCTTTTGTCCTATTAAATCTTTTAACGTTGAACAACCAATTCTTTTTACTCGTCTAGTCATAGTAGCACCAATTGAATTGGCTTTTACTTGTGATTCGACGAACATATTTTCGTATTCTAAATCGTAGTATAATCCATTACAAACTACAGCACCCTGATCATTAGATTCAACGATGACATAAGCTTCGTTATATACCATAGCGTATTTATACACTATATCAGGTAATAACATCGGCGATATATTATTATCTCTAAATACACAAACTTGTTTAAATGGTTCTACTGATGTATCTATAAGGGTAAATGTACTGTAATCTTGACCACGACCTTTCGCGACATCAACAGTCATTACATAGTGATGGCCTTCTTTTGGTGGTTCATACATAAACAGGTTTTCATTGAATGACATTGGTCTTTGAGATTTTTGAGCTAAAAGATCTCCAGCGTCTATTAATGTATTACCACGACCATGGAAGTTATTACCGAATTCCTGATCAAACTGTAATTCAGACGTGTTAGCAATTGTTTGAGCTTTCCACGCTTCATCTCTTCCTGGTACATCCCACCAATCAACTCTAAATGCTTTATATTCATTCGTGTATGTAGTAGCACCTTCCCATATTCTATGAAATATGTTACCAATACCATTAGCAGTTGACGTTATAATAACCTTTGTATCTTTACCAGATGATACTACTGGGTACGTTGATGTATAGAACTGTGCATCGTTTTCAACAAAAGCAAACTCATCTAAGAACAATAAGTTAATAGAAAGACCACGAATAGAACTACCAGAAGTAGCAGAAGCAATAAGCTTTGAGTTGTTTGAAAATTCTATTGAACCTTTGTTTAACGCTTTACAACCAGGCTGTAAAAAGAATGGTAGGTTCTCTAACATAAGAGTAATACGAGCTAGCATTTCACGAGCTGTAGCACCTTTGTTTGCTAATATAGCAATAGTTTTTTCTGAATGGAAACACGCATACCAAAGTAAGTAACCAACAGCAGCAATAGATTTACCAGATTGTCGACATGCCAAAACAATAGAGAATCTATTATCATTAAAATGAGAAAACATATTTTCTTGATAATCGTATAGATTGAATGGTACTAAACCATCATCCAACGATATAACTTTTAAATATTTTTTAGCGAAATAAGCAGGATCCATCATACATTTTCTGTATTCTTTAATCTCTTCTTCGCTAAATTCGGACTCTACCCCATCACGCTTAACGTGTGGATTGCCCATGTATCCTTCATCATTTTTTAGGCGTGACATCTATAATCTTTTCCTTATCCTTTGCTTCTTTATCAGATTTAGCAAATAATCTTTGTAGATCAGTAGTACTACCAATAAACAAGTTATTATTAGTAACTGGTTTTTTATTTGGAGCTTCACCAGACAAGTCTTGTTTATTTTTCTGAAGAGCCATAAGTTTATCTGTAACATCTCCAATATCTTTTATGGATTTAGATAATACCTCAAACGCTCTTGGATGTTCAGACTCTGCCGCAAGATTAGCAAGAACGTCTAAAGATCTAACTCCAGTATCAATGAGGTCTTTGTACGTTTTTCTAGAATATTCGTAATCATCTTTAACTTCTTTTTGATTTTTAGTTAAAACGACTTCATTGGATTTTTCTTTTGATTTCTCAGGTAAGTTATTATTCAGGCTCGCCTGCATCTTATCTAATTTATTCATAATGTACCTATGTTATACTTACGTTAACTGTATAGTTATCATTCTCATCCGCGTTAGTTGGTGTTATTGTGAAATCCATATTTTCTAATACGTTTTCGCCACCAACATCAGAGTTGAAGTCAAAGTTAACTTCTTTGATAATACCCTGGTTTGACGTTGGTCCAAAGAATTTCATTTTCATTGTAAAGTCAAGTTGATATGCTAAGACTCTTCTAGTTTGAAAGTCACCTTCATAATCATCGTTTATAGTAACCCCAGTCAATATAATTGGAACATCTTGTTTATACTGAAATCCAGAAACTGGTGTTATTGAAATTGTATATTCTGGCTGAAAATATGGTAAGATCTGTTCTACTATTTGTAGACCATCATCTTGATTTTTAGCAAGAATGTGTAATGTCATATTAATGTTATACGCAACTTGTTGCTTTAAAGTCTTCTTCTTAGTAGAATCAGTTGCATGATTTTCTGATATAGTGTTTCTTTTAGCTAGTTTTTGAGAAGAATCTAAATCTAAACTAGTAATCTCAAAGGCCATCCTTGGTAGTTTAATTGCCATAGAAGCATCGCTATTAGTATTTTGATCTAATCTAGCTAAGAACTTTTGCTTAGGTCCATACGCCAACGGAACTTTAACCTGATTAAGAACATTACCATTACCATCTTGTCTAATAACACTAATGTCATTAAATAATGTTCCAAAAACAGCAACAGCCTTTCTCATTGTAGCATGATAAAAATGATTACCAAACATTAGTTAGTCTCCGATGGGTCACCAAACGGATTATTTTCAGTAAAGTCTAAAAATCCATCAGCTTCTAATTCAAATGCATTATTGCTTGCTCCACCATCGCTTGGGAATGTCGTATTATCAGCAACGTCATCAACAGCAGTAATAAAGCATGTGTTTGTAGATATACTTCCAGTTAAACCTAAAGTCGGAGATATTATAAAATCTTTAGCTTCAGTAGAACCAGTAACTCCAATATTAGATACGCTAATAGTTGCTATACTATTAGACGTTTTAGTTAAAGTCTGTATAGTTCCATACACGCTTACAGCAGGATCTGTTGTGATAACCTGCGTTACGATTTCACCATTAACAAAATGATTACCACCAGTTAAACTTACAGTAATTGGAACTTGATACGTGTTCTTAAGTTCTGTAATATCAATAGCATCAACACCAGTATCAAAATCTTCTTCATTATATTCGAAGAGACTACAATTAAGTTTATAGACTGGTAAGTTTGATAATTGATAGAATGGTTGTTCATGTTCAACGAACGATATTTCAAAGAATTTATTAGTCATTGGTAAGAATATAAGATCGCCTTCCATTGGTCTTATACTATCTACCGCGTTATTCCATACACCTACTAAATTAGTCCATTGTTTACGTGCAATAATAAACGTAGCTTCGTCTCTTATTTCAAGACCAAACTTTTGATATAGATCGCCAGACCCATCAAAACCTTCAGGATTCTCAATATAAGCTTCAATCATATACGCTTCGTCAAACTTAGAAGCTCGATCTTCTCCCAAGATTGTGTCTCTATCAACTAAAGTTCTTGGAATATAATAGATGTCTTGTCCATATATTTTAAGAGATTCTATTATTAGATCTTCATAAACAGATTGCTCTGAAGCTACTGATTGAGAGAAATATACACTTCTAGGCATTCGTTACCCCGTATAGAAATCGACTGGCTGTTCCCAGTTCAATCTAATTTCTTCGTTTAATTCTTTAAGCTCTTCTTTAGCATCTTCTAATATTTGTCTGCCATTAAAAGTTACTCCGCCGGGCATTACCATACCTTCAAATTTAGATAGGTTAATTCCCCATTGTTGCTTTATTAAAGCTGTAGCATAACGCTTTAAAAAGTAATCGTTATAAACATCATTGTACGTTTCTGGATCTAATATTCTATAACATTCAACGATGATGTAATCATTAACTGCTACTTCTTTAGACCAATCCATGTCAACTCTTAGTTGATTTTTATGTCGGTCAAAGCTAATATGTTTTTCATCAGGATCCATAATTATATTTGCTAGAGCCAACCATTGTTGAGTCATTTCATACTCTACCAATGATCCCATATATCCAAGAGCTTGTGTGTCGTTTAAATGCATTTGATACTGAAGATCAAACATTCCGCCGCCGCTATTGGTTTGTCTTATCGGAAGTACGCTAACAACGTCTGTAACTAAATCAGGTATACTGATATACCCATTAGTAATATCAGTTCCAGTCACTTGGTGCTTTAGAAATACTTTTTCAATAGCATCGGCATGATAGTGCTGAAAAAGCTGTAAAGCTTCGTCAATTCTGTCTTCAACCTGATCGTCGTCAACATTAATTTCAACAACGGGTGCGCCTAAAGATCTTAAGCAGTATTCTATTAATGTGGTTCTACTATTAGGTTTAGCCATTTTTAGATTCCTCTATTAGCTAATCACGCCAACTGCGATTTTGTGTGCAACACCCATACCAACAGATG